ATTCACGGACACATTCACCAAAACAAACTACCGTTGCCGTGGGTCAACGTCTGCGTTGAGCATCGACAGTACACACCAATTTCTATAGAGGATCTATTGGACTCAATATGACACAGTTTGTGTACATAAACAGCGATTTGTTTGACGACAACCACTACGTAATAGCACATGGCTGTAATTGTCGGGGTGCAATGGGGGCCGGATTTGCGAAACAACTTCGCGACCGGTTCCCATTTGCATATACAGACTTCCGTGAACAGTGGCTACCAATGAAGCCACCAACAATGCTCGGCAAGGTAATATATTCGAAAGTCAATCATAATCCACAGGACTTTGTCGTTGCCCATTGTCTAATTCAAAAGGAATATGGACGGGATGGCAAACGATATCTGTCATATGACGGATTGCATGATTGCTTGACCGATATATCAAAAAAGATCAACGATGATGTTCCGATTTCAATGCCACAGATTGGGTGTGGACTTGCTGGAGGCAGTTGGGGTATTGTAGAAGCAATCATCAGGGATAGACTACCAAATCATACAATAAAGGTATACACGATATGATGACAATGTTGAATACATACATGCTAATTGTGTGGGTTGCATCTAGCTCAGGGCTCGCCGTCACACAAGACAAGATTCAAGCATCGCAATTTGGAGCCAACGACGCAAAAGAACGATGTGACCAAATAGGCAAGAACATCACAAGCCTATTTGGCAGCCCGTTCTTCTCTGTCCGTTACATTTGCTATGAGAAATGAGGAAAGACAATGATTTTAGCATTCTTATATCGAACATACTACTGCTGGGGACCCAAGAGTTGCTTTGTCGGCGCATATGATGACACCGATGATGCACTTGCCAAGCTGAGAGGACATGAGGATGAAACAAACCTTGAACTGATCGATACAGAAACGTATCAGATCACCAAGTATGTTTGGCAGCCGACATATCGACACATTATCGTTGCAAGTGAGAAAGAGGAATACGTTCACTATCGATGGGATAAACAAGCACCGCTGATTCGTGTTGTGTGGGATGGTCCTCTCCGTCGTTATAATGAACACAATGATCTCGTATATGGCGGGAAGTGGTATAGTGAAGATCAAGTACCTGACGAAGACGATTTGTTTCAGTCATGGCACAAGAAGAACTATCCGCAGTTGTTCCTGTTCAACAAAGATGCAACGGCTAATACACCTGTCTCTGCAGTTACTCAAGATAACAAAGATGGTGTCCGGGGAATAATGATGTGAACATGGACAAACGATGCGAAGGGGGGTACTAGATGTTGACATCAATCTCAATCTATGATATATTGATTTGGTTTGGTGTATACCTGCTATCATCAATTGTGTGGATGTGCATCTCATTGTATGCTCGCGGAGCTCGGAAAACATCCGGATCAAAATGGTACTGGGATGATTATATCTTCTTCCCGGGAATAATGATGTGGGCATGTTTGTTCCGAGGTATTGTCCTGATGTTTGAAGGGTGGCACTGGCTAGTTGATCTTCTGTCTGGCAGACTGATTAAGCACGAAGACAATACTACATGGAAAACGTACCACGAAGGAACAAATCCGTATCAGGAGCCCTCAACAACGAGAACTTGGTACATTATGTTATTCGGCAAGCGATATAACCTGAAAAGCAAAACTATAACTTGGGATAAGTGGATTGACTAATGATGATTGATGTTCATATTGTGTATGCAATTCTTATCGGCCATTTGATTGGTGATTTCTTTCTCCAAACAGATGCAATGGCCAAGAATAAGAGCTCGAGCAGCCTTGCGCTGTCCCAACACGTGCTAGTGTACACCGCGACGGTAGGAACGGTAATGCTAGCATTCTTGGCATTTGCAAGGATTACCGTCTCGTTTGAAGCATTCATGTTGTGGGTAGTGTTGAACGGCTGTTTGCATTGGGTCACCGATTATTTCACTAGCCGAATCAACAAGAAGCTGTGGGCTGCAGGAGACGTACATAATTTCTTTGTCGGTGTCGGATGCGATCAGCTGATTCACTACGTCTGCCTAATTTCTTCTACGATCTTGTTCAACAAACTAACTTAATTGAGCTAAATATGACAGATACAATACTGGTTCATGTAGTCGATGGAATCAGCTATCAACAGTCACCATATGCCAGTGAATATGGATCTCCATATCAGCTGCAGTCTCAGGAAAGACGGTGGGTATCACCGAAACTTGGTGACACTCGGGTAATTGATGGGTACTTGCTATATGTTAGAGATGTTTTTTGCATCAGTATTATACCACCTAGGATGTATCGAATACAATGGGCACTGCCACAAGAACCAACCCGTGAGAAAATGAAGTTACGGAGTCAGCAATTCAAACAAAGGCTTATCCACGGAAGAGAGGACGGCTACTATGATATCAATTCAGAGGATCCTCGATCTGATGAACCAGCTCGGGATAGCTCTATGGGAGGCACAGTCCTATAGAGTACAGATTCGAGATCGAAAGATCAAGGACATCAAGATCGATACCGACAAGAAGGTAATAGTTGTAATCGTCGATTAACTAAATAACACGTCGTTACAATTATCTTTTTACGGAGAATAACATGACCGAATCAATAAGATGGATTGCCGGTGTAATCATGGCAGGACTTGCGACGTTCGGATTCTATCACTACAAGAATGCAGATGTGACAAAGATGGATATCTGTCTCAAGGCACCTAACCTTGTCTATAAGGAAGGTGGATGTGTCCGCGAGAGCAAGTTAGAAATTGTCACTCCGGAGACACCAGTCAAGAAGTAATCATTGGAACTTTGCTATGTCACAATTGAAATTATACGTATTCGATCAAGGGTGGGCCGGTGCAGAGTTGTTTGTCACCTCAGACAAACAGAAAGCAATAGAAAAACTGATCGATCCACAGATACAACATTATCGTGCGCTCGATCAGCTTCACAAACGTGATCATCCGGACCGCCATAATCCATGGATTGCTCAAATCAATTATCTTGAAACAAATAGACAGACAGTCCTACAGGAGTATGATATCACTGAAGGATTGTCTGTAACTACTACAGGAGAATGATAAATAGAATTTACATTGGTTCGCCAATGTAATGTATCGATGAAGCTATCAAATAACGAACTGGACGCGGGCGCAATACCCGCCGCCTCCACCAAAAGTATACTGTGAGGATGCTAGTTGCATGGCTAACACGAACAAAGTGCAACCTACTGTATAATAGTGATCATAAAAACGGTAAGCAGTATACTTTTGATGGGGGCGAAATAGGATCGACAGGCGTATAGGAGAGAGTGGAGATACCGGGCGCGAGCTCCGTTAACGCAAGACAACAAACAAGTGCAAACGATAACGCACCTGTCGAGGTTCGCCTAGCGGCTTAACCTCATGAGTTCGACACTGACTTGGAAACAGAATAGTGTCACAGCGTACTGGCTGTAACAGTACTAGAGGTTTAAGTCGGCTTTCCTCGATCAAACAAAAGCTGACTTTTCTTTTATCTGCACGGAGGTACATGAGTTAAACAGTTGGCACATCTACAACACAAGCACATCATCGTTAGAGCCGATGTATTTAATCCTCCTAACCCAGGAGATCACAAAAACCTAACTGAATGGTTTGAAGATCTTGTTAGTAGTATCAAAATGAAAATCCTGTCTGGCCCACATGTTGTTTATTGCAAGATGGTTGGCAACCAAGGATTCACTGGAGTTTGTGCTATTGAGACATCTCATATAGCATTGCATATTTGGGATGAAGAGTCTCCTGGACGACTTGAGCTCGATGTGTATACTTGTAGTGACCTTGATCAGTCCGTAATCTTCGATAAGCTACAGGCATTCAGTCCTGTTAACATTAAGTACATCGTCCTTGATAGACAGGACGGCCAGCAGATCATTGAACACGTGATCGAAAAACAATCATTGGCAGCCTGAACACCGTTGACATCATCATTCAATTGTAGTATTGTTTGATGATGTCAATTTTTTATGAGGATAGCTATGCGAGAGCGAATTATAGATTTTATTGGTACGGTAGTAGCAGCTACGTTGGTTGGTATATGTATTGTGTTGGTTGGAGTAGGACTGCAACGATTGTACTATGGTCCGCCCCCAGCCCCGATTCAAACTTCAGCTGCAATAACAGTCCCCAACGACGGTTGGCGGATTAAGCTGTACTACAAAAGCCCCGAAGGAATTGAAAAGGAGCTTGATGCATACATTGCTATTCCCGGTTATATTTTCAAGATTGAATCTGTGACAGCGAAGGATGCAAAGTAAGTGTCGGAAGTAATCTACGTGGAAAAACTATTGAACATCTCAGCTGAAATTGAACAGCTGGTCGAGAAGCATCAGATTGATTACATCGACGCATGCATGCTATATTGCGAACGACATAACTTAGACGTTGAACAGTTCGCAATGCTAATCCGCAACAACCAGAACATAAAGTCCAAGCTGCAGGTAGAAGCGGAGCAACTAAACTTCCTAAAAAAGCAACCTCGTATAGAATTTGACGGAGAGTGATATGGAAAATTTTGTCTATGACTCTGGTATTCGAAGTGAAACGCCGCCTCCTCTGATATCACGAAAGCAAGATTTGATCATCAAAGCAAAACAGCTGAATGATGATCATTACTGGGAATATATGCGAGAAGTATTTGCTGACGACTTTGAGAATCTTGATCGCTCTCGTTTTCGCGTATGGCAATCTGTCCTGTCAGTCCCGCTGATGGTTCGTTCGCGATTCCAGTATTACTTTGCAACTGCACTGTCTGCGGCTGTAAGAGATCCAATCTATGCACAGGCACTTGAGCAGCGAATGATTGGAATGACGCTGAACGATTTCGAGCTGCTATTCCGTGTTGTTGATGACTTCCCAACAACTGCTAATCGTATCCAGAACCTATCGCATCTCCTCCTTGGAGAGATATACGTAGAAAAACTCAGTCAAATGGACTCAATCGTTGAGCTTGGTGGTGGCGTCGGCGATATGGCAGACATTATTCATACGCTAGGGTTCAAAGGCCGCTATCAACTATATGATTTCCCAGAGCTTGGTGCAATTCAGAAATGGCACCATAGACAACTAGGAATTGCAGACAAAATAGAGTACATCAGCGATTATACAAAGCTAGAGCCCGCAGATCTTGTTATTGCAACTTGGTCTTTAACTGAAATGCCAATCGACCTTCGTACAAAGATCGAAGAGCAACTGAAACACTCTAAACGATGGCTTGTAGCATACTCGAATAAGATCTTTGGTATGGACAATGCTAGCTACATGAAACAGTTTGCTGAGAAATTAACGACTGCTGGTAGCAACGTGACATTTATCGACGTTCCATTTATGCCCTGGGACGGTGGTACTCGTTATATGTTTGCAAAACCTCAATGACAGCATTTGAAGCTTATTGTTTATACATCGGCCTCAAGAATCACTTCACTCAAACAACATACGACTATTTCAAGTACAACGGAAAGAGTACTGCATCAATCGAATCGTTCAACAAACGGATCGACAAGTACTTCTTTGTCAAACTCGCCAAGCACAAGGACCCGAAAGGGTTCTTGATTGCGAATTTGATTGCCGATCAGTCATTCTGGGTAGGTCAGCTAACACACAATCAACAGACAAACGAGATCTATAAGCAATGGCTGAAACGAAAGCAGTCGTTGCAATATCAATTCAAGGAAGACCTCAAAAAGATACCTCCTAACAAATTCCAACAGCACTTCTTGGTACAAAACAATCATCCGAAAGTGATCGTTCTTTTTCTACAGAACCAAATATCACTTGAATCTTTGTGCATTATGATTGATAGTATTCAATGTTACAGTTATCTCAACAAACAACTGAACGATGACGTCGTCTGGGATTATGTTGGTAAGCTGATACGAAAGTACACACCATTCATTGAGTATGACAAGAAACACTATCGTAAACTGATCAAGGAATATGTCAATTCAACGAATACTAAATAGTATCATACACTATGATATAATCAATACACTCTAATACAAGGAATACAACAGATATGTCAAATACATCTTTTAGTGCACTGAAGAAGAACCGTACATCTAATATCTCACGTCTTGCTGCAGAGCTTGACAAGATGAACACAAAGAAGCCACAAGGCGATTCTGATGATGGTCGATTCTGGCAGCCAACAGCAGACAAAGCTGGCAACGGCAGTGCAATAATCAGATTCCTTCCTGCGCCCAAAGGTGAAGACCTCCCATATGCTCGTTATTGGTATCACGGATTTCAGGGTCCGACTGGTAGCTATTACATCGAGAACTGTCTAACGACTATCGGTGGAAAGTGTCCGGCTTGTGATGACAACAATCGACTGTGGAACTCGGGAGACGAAAAAGACAAGAAAACTGTCTCGCAGAGAAAGAGACGACTGACATTTGTTTCTAACATTCAGGTGATCAAGGATCCTGCTAATCCGGAAAACGATGGCAAGGTATTCTTGTTCAAGTATGGCAAGAAGATCTTTGACAAGATCAGCGATACAATCGTTCCGCCTGAGGATGAACTTGATCCTACTGAACCAGTTGATGTATTCGACTTCTGGGAAGGTGCACCGTTCAAGCTTCGTTTCCGTAAGGTAGAGGGATATCGTAATTACGAGAAGAGTGAATTTGGTGATCCATGCCCGATTGCCGATAGTGATGAAGAGATCGAAGCTATCTGGAATCAGCAGCATTCGCTTACTGAGTTCACCGATCCTTCGAAGTTCAAATCTCGTGATGTTCTTCTAGCAAACCTTGCTAAAGCTCTTGGTACTGGTGACGTGTCAGAACATGCTGATGATGTTCAGTTACCAGAGTCTCAGCCAGAGGTTCAGTCTAAGCCTGCGAAGAAAGCACCGGCGAAGAAGGCGCCTGCTGCTAGCAAGGAGGATGATGATCTCGAGTTTGATGACATCTTCAAGAAGCTTAATGAGGAATAAAAAAAGGGGCCCGGAAGGGCCCCTTCGCTTATCACGATACTGATCTGATTGTCCAGAAGTCATCAGACAAATTTGTATTGTGCAAGTACTGATATGGCATCCAACAATACCCTTTTAGTGGACCCCAAGTTGGACCCCAGCTGTTACGTACGAGATAGGCCTGCTTGCTGTCATCATATCCAAAGCACGACATACAATGTCCACCAAGAGATTCATCATGCGCCCCTGGCATCGGAACAATACCGGTATTCTCTGCGTCATAAAAGTTCTGATACAGCATTGATCCAAACACAAACGGATACCCAGCTGCCAGACATGCTTTCATCTGTGCGCCATTAGTCAGACGAAGATAACGGATTGCCTTCATCTTCTGTGCCTGATCATAACATGCTTGCGGCGGCTTATCCTTGAACTTGTCAATGTTATATGGCCACAAAGATTCATCGCAATACCCAGTTGAACCAACAGTCTTGATACCATCACGAATTTCTGCCCCGGCATCTTCATTGACAGTGTTCTCAATTACACGCTCATTGTAATAGATGAACAACCGTGACGTCTGCAGCTTCGGAAGCTTTTGTTTTGCTCTCTGATACTCTAGCAATGCTGTTATTCCATGAGCAGTACATGATCCCAGCTCGCCTTGATCGTCGCAAACATCCATTGATTTCGACAAATCAACTTTTGAAGGAAGAGCAAGCGGAACTTCCATTCTCATTACTAGGGAGTAATTGTGGTCTCGCCAGTCTGGTTTATCAGGACGCCATCCAAATTTTCTGACAATTGGTTTATCAGAACTAGCCACTGATTTAGGTTTCTTTGCCATTGTATCTCCTTTATATTATACCCAACATCTACCAAATGAGCCTGTTCCATGTGACCCAGGGCCACCAGGAGAGTCTCCGTATGGATTGTGCTGGAATCCATTTCTACCTGTAATTCCATTTGCACCTCCAGGAGATCTATTTGGATCCGGCTTGCCAAGCTGCGAACTTGATCGTCCAGCCTCCGTCACTCCTGATTGAGGTGTTGTTCCTTGTTGCTCACCACCACGAGACGGCAATCCAGTCTCCGCTGGTGCAGATTGCTGGCCACCACCCTGATAGTCCGCCGCCGGTCCCTGTGCTGAAACCGGACGTGGCAATCCAGAAGTCATTTCTGGTTGTGGTGGAGCAGCCGGCATAGTTGTTGGTGCAGTAGGTTGTACTTGTACTTCTCCTGGAGGAGCATTCTGTACTTCCGGCGGAGGAGTTGCAACTGCTTGATCCGGTGTTGGGCCAGCCGGCTGTTGTTGCGGTATACCAGTAAACGCAGGAGGGGTTATTGTAGGCTGTTGTTGCTCTGTTATTCCAGGCGATGATGGCAACGGACCAGGTGTTCCCACGGCTGGTTTATTAATTTGGTTAGTAACGAATTGATCGTATCGTGCACGTTCCTCTGGTGATAATTGTCCCCCTTCGATCCGGAATGGATGATTTGGACCTAGTCCACCTTCCATCGTGTAGTCAGATCCTTGAGATCCTACTCCAGGTACCCTTCTTTGGAAATGCATAGGGTCACCTCGGCCAGCAGCAGCAGAGATCCATGGACCACCCCAAATGAACTTTTCATCCGGATACATTTGCTTACCACGAATATTAACAGATCGATACATCTGTTCGTAGTAACGCCACCCAGCGCTGTTACGATCGTGTGGAATTGCATTGCCCTTATCATCATATATCTGAATATCCATCGCAATACCAGATGGGTGATTTGTTGTACCGGTTGCTCGAGCATCATGACCAGAAATAATACGAGCGTGAAATCCTTCCGGAAGATCTCGAGAGGCAGCTTTCATTACCTGAATCAACTTGGGATCCAGCCCACGAACATTACCGCGATCGTGGAACAATCGCTCAGATCCAACAGAGCTTTCGAATGACTGCTGTTGATTCCAGCGAGGAACATCAATTCCAGTATCAACTTGCGTACGAGGAGATTGCAATCGCGACACCTGCTCGGCCGCTTGGTTGCCGCTAATAGCACTGGAAGGACGTGCCATAGCAGGGCCCTGACTACCGTATACCATTCCGGTACCACGACCACCAGAACTTTGATAGTCATGCGTAGAATGATCCGCCCAGTATGTTTGCATACCTGCCTGCTGATATGCAGCATTTACTTTGCTCTTGTCACCTGCACCAGCTTCATTGAATCCACCTATCGTATAGTTCTTGTATTCAGGGAACCGCTGCTGGATTGTCGCAATATCTTTCTCATTAAGATTCTTGAGAAGCAGCCGCGCAGTAACACCACTATCTTTCATCCAGTTAAGATGATCAATTACTTCATTAACATTCTGCAGATTGTCGACTTCGTATGTCTTGCCACCAGCCTGCGAATGAGCTAGATGACGAGCACGAACATCATCTCTCCATTTTCCTTCTGCAGAACGATATTGATCGAATGTTTGCTCAGAACTTTTTGCTGCCTGTTCAATCCGTGATCTCTCATCCGGAGCCCAACGATCACCTGTTGGCCCGCCTCGTCCCTCATCATACTTGTGTTCAAATCCACTTACACTGATATTATCGCCATACTTTGCTTTCAGTGCACGATATTCTTGTTCGGTATAAGGTTTATTCTCATTAAAGAATAGACGAACACTATCAGATTGTTGTGGAGAGGTCGATTGTTGTGGATCACCTATTTTTACAGTTGATGGTTTCCAACGACGGTCTTTGTTCTCAAGAACATAACGCTCGCCATCTCCTGAAGCCAAAATTGGTGCACCACTAGATTGTACACCCGCTGACTCATTACCAGTTGCACCTCTAGCTTCATTGGTACCTTGTTTATGTACAGTTTCAATCAGCTTGTCCCATCTAGACAAAACAGCTGATTGTTGAGCTAATGATTGAAATCTGTAGTTGTCTGTTTGCGGATAATATCCATCACTATTATTAACCGCTCGAATAATATCTCCATTATAACGTGATGCAGCTCTGTTTAATGTTGCTTCTATCCATTTTTGTTGAGCTGCGGGTTGATTACCAACTTCTATTTGTGCGCGAGCGGCGAGTGCATTACGAATTGCAGGATCACTCAACTGTTGATCGAACTGACTGCGATCGATCATATGACCTTCCGGTACTTGGAATCCTTCGGCCATTCTTCCACGCATATTAGCAGGTATAGCTGATGCAAACTGCGGGCCGCCAGAAGAAGGCTCAATTGGTGCACCAAATGCAGTTTCCGCTCCGCGGCCGCTTTCACTACCATATGGTCGACCAACTGCACCGCCAGAATATCCAGCTCCGCCCAATCCGTCTCCGAGAGGCATTGCTCCAGATGCAGCAATTGCTTCTGCAGATCCTAGACGACCCATATGGCCAGCAAGAAACTCAAATCCAGGAGGCAGTTTACCAAACTGCATGAACTGGCTCTTCTGCTCTTCAATTCGCTGACGATTGTATACATCTAATGGCGACTGCTGACCACTAGAAGCCCAATCCCACAAAGATGATGCAACACCAAATCCAGCAGTCATCGGACCCTTGGTAGTTGGTTGTGCAGCTTTTGGAATGTTCGTTGGATTAGGCGAAGGTAACGCACTCGCCGGAGGGGACTTTATCTGTTCTGCTGGTTTATTACCAGTAGCCCATCCCCACAACGATGACCAAGAGTTTAGAGGAGTCTTTTGTTCTTCCTGCTTTGGAGGTGGAGTAGGAGTTCCTGGGGGAACCCCATTACGCATTTCTGTATACGCCTGATCTCTTCTTTCCTTATTAGCATGCTTAAGCTTTTCACTAATATCTTCCTGGCCTTTTTGCGTAAGGTTCGGATGAGTAGGATTGAATGGATTAATGTCACTTAACGGATTGGAAGGAGTAATCCCAAGACTTTGCTGTCTCTGTACATTGTAGTCGCCAATTGTTTTCAACCCAAGAGCAACACCAAGTGCAGCAATTACAGCCGGATTCAATAGCCATGTTAATGCTCCAGTTGGTACTGGAAGCATTGAAAGAGAACCTTGTGAACCACCTTTTCCAGAAGCTGGCTCCGCCGCAACTGCAGTTACTTCTGGTTTCTTTTGTCGCGACTGTATATACAGATTATCAAGTTGAGCTGTTATTGTATTAACAGACTTGTCTAGCCGATCTAGACGATTCTCAACTGTATTGAAAGCAGTCTGAACCTTAACATCGATCTGAGTAAGAGCTTGTTCTTGTTGCTGGAGATTGTTCTTCAAGATCTGTTGATTGCGATCAAATCGAATCAAATGACCTTGTACACCAACAAGAACCTGTTGTACTAATGTTGCAAGCTTATCGACACTATCAGCAGTCTTGATTCGATCAATTGGCTGTTGAAGAGTACGAATCTTTTCTGTCGATGCTGAATCAGCTATAATCTGATCTAGATCACTATTATACTGTTCTCCAAACGTAGTCAGCTGATAATTGATATCTCCACCAGAAATCGACGAGCGGAGATTGCCACCTGACATTCCACCAGTCATCGATCTCAATGCAGAAAAATCAATCGCTTGTTTGAAGAAATCGTCGCTCATCAGAACCCGTGTCTACGCCCGCTTGCTTTTCTTTCTATTGCTTCTCTCATCAAACGATCCTGTTCTGCCTGTACTCGCAACTGCTCGTGATAATCAGCAATCAGCTTCAAGTAGATGTCAATCTCAAAGACAATCAGGTTCTCGAGGTCAGCAATCGAGTACTTATGATGATGTGCAAGACTGAACAATACCTTGTAATAATTGTCCAGTGAGTTGTGAGACATCAGAAGGTGAAAAAATCTTCTAACGTGCGAAGGCGAATAGTACGCTCCGTCCCTTTTGAGTTTGTGTACTTGATATCATATTCCAACGTTGGAATTGTCTTCAAGAACTGCTGAATCTGATCAAACTTACTAGACGGAATGTCATCGATAAACTCAAGCAATTCCTGTTCGGTTGCCTGCGCGCAATTATATACACCATCATCGCCACCAAACACTTTGTCTAGAGAGCTGACGAGTAGATATTGAAACAGATCTGTTGCACTCTTATTGAATACACCAGCGACAGTATACTTCGATACCGGAGGATACTGAAGTATAATAGTTATTTTGTCATCGATCGCGATCTTATCTAGATCTTCCTCCTGTTCAGATAACTTAACGTTGTTCAAATCAATATCAAAGTCATATTGCTTGTCATCCTCGTTGTCTTTGTATGACAACTTGACCGTTCCGCCGACAGACGCAATTCGTATCTTGAGGAACATCCACTGAATTGCAAATAATGGGAATGACTCAATAGCAACCGGACTAGCAACAACACAATTAGAAACAATCTGAGTAATTGCTTGAATGAAGTCCGCTTGATCAGTCGACTGCTTTGCCATCAAAAGGATCTTTTCTTCCTTGACAAGCATAGGACGGTATGTTACATTAACAGACTTGTTGTTTGGTCCAACAATTACCGACAGAGGGTATGTTGGATGAGATATTTTTGGCAAATTCATAGTTAACTCCAGTTAAATGTTAAGACCCGAATCCCCATGCCAATCCTTCAAGATCTTCCATCGTATAACGATCGTTGAACTGTGTTGGTGCGAATGGATCTGGCGAGGGTATACCTTCTCCAGTTGCTTTCATGTTATCCTCAATCCAATCAATATATTCAAAGTTTACCTGTATACGGGCAACGGTATTTGTTTCATTCCAGCTAAGAGGCAAGTCAAATATCTGTGCTGGAAATGCTTCTTTGATTAGATAGCGTTTGATTAGTATTCCATCGGAATGATAGACTTGAATGCTAAGATCGGTTGCATAATCCTTCTTATAAGCAACTTCATATTGTGCACCATTATACCCTGTTTGATTGAATGAGTTATACCAATTGTGAGTAATAATGTGCTGCTGCCACATATGAAAATACGTTAAGTTGTTCATTCGCCCGTCAACAACAAATGTGCATATCAACGGACTATACAACATTCCCATCGGCCGCTTTTCGTCCGGTCCGTACGTATAACGACGATACGTGTCTGTATACATATGGCCACCAGGAAGAAGAACGCTATCACACCAAAACTCAAGAGGACGTGCACCCCGAATTTCCGATTGCAACACCGGTGGCGGCGGAAAGACAACTGAGAATCGATTCGTTGGAAGAGGATGAGCCCCGGCCTGATTAATATGTGCACTAAATCGTTGAATGTCGAATCCCATTATTGTGACTTACCTTTGATACTGTCTGCCCAAACTTGTTGTTTGCTCTTCTTTTCGAATCGTTCAATATTTAGCCAGATCGCAGCCTCCCATTCATCCGGAGGGACTACATATACTTTACCTCCTGCCATCTTCTCATACAAATACATCTTGACACATGCATCTGCGTTCATTCCAAGTACAGGTTTTCGTTTATCTCTCCATTGGCCGACCTTCTTTTTGCCAAAGATTCGTTGGAGGACCTGATACGTTACTACTAGCTTCTCCTTTTCATCTTTACACTTTTCATATACATCACTCTTGACAAGGATGTAGTATAACAATGCTCTCTGCTGAGGCGGCAAATAGTGAAAGTTAATACCGCGAAATCCATCGGCCTCAAAGCTGAATGGAATCACCAGAGGAAGACGGTCATAGTATGGAAGAGTCTTTTTGTGTTTGGGATCATACCAATATGCAATCATACGACCAGTATGTTTCTTCGGGTCAAGTTGCATTACCCGCTCTGGATGACGATTCATAAATTGATTTGCGGAGATATTTCCAGTTAGGTGACTACCAATCTCATGGTATACATCCTTGGCACGCTGTCTTACATTTTGAGATGCATCATTGAGAGCACCTACCAGCTTACCCCAGAACTCAGAAAAACTTGTCATCTATTCCAATTTCTTTCTCGGTGATCAATTTAAATTGGTACCCATGCTTAGTACAGTAGCGCTCCGCTGCTTTCCATTTTGCTTCATTGATACCCCATGTAAATACTTCCTTGAGATACTTTGCAGAGGCCTTACCACTCTTTACCTTGGGAGGAGCAGTCTGAACTTTTGGCTTGACTTCCAGTAGCCACGTTTGTATCTTACCGTCCTTTGTCTTGATCTTGACAACAAAGTCAACGAAGTATCGATGAACCTTATTGTCAATCGGACTAAGGTATGGTATCGCTAGTTCTTCACTACTCCATTGAAGGACGTCCGGATGAAGATCTAAATAACGCATTACCCTAGCTTCGTAGCCAGATCGATAAATAATATTATTGACATTGCCGCTATACTTAGCTGGGTTGATTGGACGATATGGTCCCTTATAATATTTTGCCATAGTTCGTAGTCTCTAAAGGAACAATTATGCCTCTTACGTTCGATCAAGTAGCTGCTCAGGTACCTTCTAACCTGACAACAACTAGATTCCCATCTATCAATGATGCCAACAGCAAAATTACAGATAAGATGAAAAGCAGTCTGACTGTCAAGTCGTATACATTTCCAACAGATCTGCCAAAACACCATTTTGTTATTTATGAATATCAGATGATAGGAGCAGTAGCTCGGGATCTTTGTGGAGTATATAGACTACCTCTTCCTTCTCAATTGAGAGATTCGAAACAGATTCGGTTTGACAACGGGTTTAACATAGCGCATGATGCAAAAATGCTTGCTGCGGGTGCGGCCGGATGGGGATTGGCTAAGATATTTGGCGAAAAGACCGCAAAGAGTTATGTCGATACCGCTCAAGCGGTAGCTGGGGTCGCTGGGGAGGCCGCTCGCGTGTTTAGCGGAGGCAACCTAGCATTGAACAACTTCAATTGGGTAACACTATCAACCCCAAACTTTCATCAATGGGGGATAAACTTCGTATTTAGACCAAAATCACACGACGAATCAATACAAATTCGAGATATGGTTAATAACATCAAAGCAAATATGCATCCAACAAGATTTACTGGTACCAATGGACTGGTACTATCATTTCCAAATATATTCGTTTGTGCGTTTTCTCTGCCGCAGTATCTGTTTAAGTTCAAACCAGCTGTTTTCAACTCAATAACGACAGAATATAGCACGACAATGTTCAAGGTTGATGGTGCTAGCGTTCCGGAGTATATAATTGTTTCATTGAATGCACACGATCTCGAGATTTGGACCAAAGAAAATTTCGCTGGGCACGCATCGGCCGAGCCGTTCACAGCGATTACACAACAAGGATGGTATACATAATGGATCGTTACTTCGATAAATTCCCCAATGTATACTATAACGGCGTACTTTGCAAAGACATAACCCGACGTGTTCGCGTCAATGCAAGCGAAGAGGCTCAGGGCGATCCTAACATATACTATCCATTCGAACTGAAGCAGAACCTTCGGCCGGATCAGGTTAGTGAGTTCTATTATGAGGACAGCCGGCTTGATTGGTTAGTGTTCTTAACAAACAACGTTATTGATCCGTACTACCAATGGTACCTTGACGATCGTCTGCTGACACAACTTGTAATAGACAAGTATGGTTCAGTTGAATATGCAACTCGTAAGATCAAGTACTATCAGAATAACTGGGCGTCCGATGACCAAGTACTATCTGTCTCTGCATACAATAATACAATTGAGCAAAAGCTAAAGAAGTACTATAAACCAAATTGGGGTCCAAAGCAACAATTAGTATCGTTCTCGCGTCGACAAGAAGATACGACATACAACACAAATAGAATATACAGCTATACAGTCAATAGTACTGCCGGATTCATTGTTGGTGAACCAGTCGACTTTGCTGTTGTTCAATCAACAATTGGACAAGGAGAAGTGTTCTATTCGAATGCAACTCATCTCCAAATAGGCAACCTCTCTGGTAATGTATACAGCAACTCAACATACTCACTAGTAATTTCTGGTACTGTATCAAACTCCGTCTGTTCAACAAACAACAGCACAATGATAATCAATAACATTGACATTGACGAGCAAGTATACTATGATCCAGTCAGCTATTATGATTATGAACAGATCGTTAATAACAACAGAAAGCATATCAATCTGATAGCTGCAGGACCGCACGGAATAGTTGTACAGAACGTCGCCGACCGCTTACAAGAGAATGTTGATCCGCTTACACAATTGACCAAGGAACAGTAATACGTGCTAATCCAACCTGGCAAATGTAGATTGAATCTCTGCTTGATAGACAATGTTCCTGCATTTGATGGAACACAAAACAACTATCATGTTCAGGAACTTCGTTTGTATGAAGATATCTGTAAGCCGTACTTTACCGGTCAGTTGGTAGTTGAGACCGGATACAATACCGGCGACAGTTTTATTAGCCCCGGGCTCGTTGTTCAATTGAACTTCGAGGCACCAAGAAGCGACGGCGGCAAAACACGTGTCTATAAAGAGGACTTTCGTATATACTCATATGAAAGTAAGCCGCTGACACCATTTACAATGCAGTACACAATAACGCTGATCGGTCAAGAGTATTACAACGATAAAACAAACGTCGTTCAACAAAGCTTTCCGAATATCCCAGGAACAGAAGCTGCTAAGCAGATTCACAATCAGTATATGACTGCGGGCCATGGGCCGATTAGAGTTGAACCAACCGCAATGGGACTTTTGTCGCAAACTGATGTTCCACATATCGTTAACAACAAGAAGCCGATCAAAGCAATCCACGACATTCTCGACAGTGTCGTATATGCTCAATACAAGACGTGTGCAGCGGTCTATTATCGCGATACCAAGGGGCATGTGATAGCTCCACTACAAGCATTAATTGAGCAGGCGCCTATAGCAGAGACATTCAAACATAACTTTGCACTTGGAGCAGACTTCTCTGCTGCAGCAGCTGCGTACAGCAATATTCATCACTTGAAGCCTCTTAGTCCAGCTGGTGAAGATCGTAGCAGTACAAGCGGAAGCGACCTTGAAGGACTATTTCAGAGCAGTAGTGGATACGATTTGAAGTCTGGTGACTATTTGAGCAAGAATCTATCAGTTGATGATGCAATAACAAACCTATTCGGTGCCGCCGCATCATTCCAAAAGCTAGCAAAATCATTTACTGGTGGAATCAAGTCCGCAAAGTATGGTGGTAAGCAGCTAATGACTCTTCTTGACGGCCGACGTCAACCAGTATCAGTAGATAAGAATGGTCCCGGAGGATTCAATACAGCAGAAGACAAGTTCGTAACAGCATTAACATATAGTCCAAAGTATTGGGTATCGGTACCAATGCAAACAGGGCTAAATGTTACTTGTGGGCAGCGTATTGTAGTAATCTATCCTCTTGGTCTAGCAAACAATGATAAGTTAATGATCAAGACTCTTTTTGTTCCTAGACTAGTACATGAGTTAAGATTCACAGAAGGGGACAAGAGAAACACTATCAGCAATCAAGGAATAACAGATCTATATTGCGTAGATTGGAATGGATAAACGTAGTCATTATTGCAAACAAGTCAATGTTGCTAGCAAACTACGTTGTTAACATCATTAATGCTTATTGTCGGGGGGCATCCCCAGTATACACTGGTGTTAAAACATGTCAACAGTTAAATGGTTCAATTAAATAAACATGAGCACAAATCCTAGTAACATCGATGGTATAATTCAATCTCAGCAATGTGTTGTTGGGATTGTCGTTGATGATAATGACCCCAAGCAGACTGGACGATGCAAAATACGTATCCTCGGCCACCAGGACGATATTGGCAAGATCCCGGACGACAAGCTACAATGGATATCTCCGATTGTCAATGGATCACCACAGATACGTCAGGTCGGACGGTTTGGTAGCACATATCTCAAAGGAAGCAAAGTAGTCCTTCAGAATCTTGGGTTGCAGGGATGGGCAATTGCAGGTGCATTAAGTAACGATGAGAATGATCCTTCCAAACAGGACATTAATCACGTAGCTACAGATAATAGTCCTATGTTGATTAACAATGGGCAAAATGTAGCAATGCGGCTATTCAATGGACAGTCTTCTAGAGCACTTACACCATCAACACAGTCGCTGTACAAGCTAATTGGAACAAACAGTCACCTACTACAAGATCCTATTGCTGCAATTCATAATCTTGCACCTACTCCAGAAATCTATGGTAAGAGAACATCAATCAAAGTCCCGGCCGGACAGTTCAAGTCAATAGGATTTGAGAGATATTTTGGTGAGGTCAAGAATGTACAGTCATTCATGTCTGGCAAAAGTATTCCGGCGTTAATTCCTAATGCACTGGGAATGATTGAGCAGCTAAAGAAAACAGCTATCCAAGGACTAAACATTCCGGCAATTGATAGCGTTGGCGGACTACAGAACATCTTGGGTGCACTGCAGGGTATATCAAGCATGCAAAGTAGTGCTAATCAAGGTACGGCAACACAAGATGCTGCGAACCAAGAAGAAGAGTTGCGACGGATATATATTGCATTAACTGGAAAACAGCCACTTGATCGTTTTGGGAACGAAACACTTGAATACAAAGCTTGGCGAACTGCATATCTTAATGGAGAACCTTTGGTAGGATGAGTGACAGCAACCGCGCAGATAAAACAACAACACCTTCTTCGAAGTATCCAGACCATCAGGTGTGGTATACTCATGGTGGTATTCGATTCGAAGTTGGCAATGAAGCTGGCAAAGAAACCGTCAAGATGTTTCATCCATCTGGTAGCTATACTGAATGGTATCCAGATGGCAAGACTATGCAGTTCACTGTCGGTGAAAACAAACAGTACAACAAAGGCGGTGTGACAGTAACCGTTGATGAGAACAATGATGTTCATATCAAAGGACACAGTAAGATTCAGATAGGTGGTGGTGCACACATTGAAGTTGCTGGTGATGCTGGAATTGTCTGTGGTGGTACTGTTGGAGTCGCCGGGCTCGGTGATATAGGCATTCGAGCGAAGAATATATACCTAGGTGCAGAAGGTGACCTAAATATCCATGTAGCTGGCAAGACTAATATTACGTCTGTTGGCAACTTTGGTGTGACTACGCAGGCCGATGCATCAGTAACCGCAAGTGGTGATGCTTCATATGCTGCTGGTGGTGAAACTGCAGTTAACTCTGGTCAAAATACAAATATTAATGCATCTGGTGATGTTGTTACCAAGGGAGCTTCAACAAAAGTACAGGGTGGTGGTGCAAGTGCTCCGCCGACGACGTTCAAGTAAGGAGAGATCCAATAGCAGTTGTAGATAGACAGGGTCTGGTTGCCAAGCAACGTGAAATATACTCTGACATCCCTATAAACTTTGATATGAACCCGTTTACCGGAGTTCTAGCTCGTGTAACAAACGAGCATGCTGTTGCTCAATCTCTACGGAACTTTGTTATGTGCGGCCGTGGTGAGAGATTCTATGATTCGAACAAGGGCAGTCGATTTGGGGCCGCTCTGTTCGAATTATTTGACCCACACGTCCTTGATACTGCAAAAGCAGATTTGATCGCGACCCTCCAGGCATATGAACCACGAGCTCAGATTATTAATATACTAGTAGATGACGATCCACTAGACGCGAACAGTCTAACAATGACGATGTATTTTGCAGTGATAAATATACCTAATCAACAATTCTCATTCACTGTTAACGTCAGACGAGTACGATAATGGCAAATACGACAAGTTCAACTGATGTTACTTCAGTAGACTTTGATACGAACAGAGCACGGCTGCAGGCGTTCTTGCAAAGCCAGGATCAATTCAAAGATTACAACTTTGAAGGGTCGACGCTTTCTATATTACTTGATCTTCTTGCATACAATACGTTCAACACTGCGTTCTATACAAACATGGCGCTTGCAGAAGCGTTTCTTGACAGCGCGGTATTGAAGAGTTCTATTGTCTCACATGCAAAAGAACTGAACTATCTTCCAAAGTCTGCTACATCATCTGTAGCTAACGTCACTGTCACATTCCAGGCATCCGGAGCATCAGCTCCATACACAATCCCAAAGGGGTCACCATTTACAACTCTTGTCAAGAGTCAGTCATATACATTTACTACGCCAGAGAGTATCGTTGTTACATCTAGTAATACGACATTCACATTCACAACAGATATCTATGAAGGATCATTTGTAAGTGACAGTTATGTTTATCCGGCTATTACCGATGCCGACCTGATCACATCGTTTAGAATTACTAATCAGACGGTCGATACAACGTCTATTGAAGTACGTGTATTCGAAGATGGATCGCAGTACGGAGATATTTACACTGCAACGGATACTCTACTTGGGCTGAACGGCGCCAGCAAGGTGTTCTTCCTCCAGGCAACAGACAATGGGTACTATGAGGTACTATTTGGCGACAATATCTTTGGTCGAAAGCCAAAGGCCGGAGCTCTAATCAATATCGAGTATCGAGTAACATCCGGATCGGCAGCAAACGGATCCAAGGTATTCAGTTGCGACTTTGATCCAACTGGTGTCGGTGAATTGTCCGATAGTCCTGTTACAGTTACCAATCAGGTTGCTATTACCGGTACCGATCCACAATCAATTGAATCGATTCGTACATATGCACCGCGGTACTTTGCATCGCAACAACGAGCGGTTGCATCAGACGATTACAAGAGCCTTGTTCTTTCAAAGTTCTATGGTGATATCGACGACGTTCAAGCTTATGGTGGCGAATTAAATGAACCAAAGCTGTATGGAAGAACGATCGTTGTTATCAAACCAGTCGACGGTGAAATAGCTCCGGATGTATTAAAGAACGACGTTGCGAACTATATGTTAAAGCTTATTGCAGTTCCTTCGCGAATTGTTCTCAAGGATCCTGACTATTTTTATGTTGCAATCAGTAGTGTTGTTCAGTATAATAAGACATTGACTAATAAGAGTGCGTTGGAGCTGAAAGGTATAGTTCAGACTGCAATCCACAATTATAGTGCAGACAATCTTGAGAAGTTTGGGGCAGATTTCCGATATTCACGGTTCGTTCGTCAGATAGATAACTGTGACGATAGTATTGTATCAAATGATACAGAGGTGTTGTTGTCGAAACGACTGGTACCGAAACTAGACTTCGAAACGTCGTTTGAGATCAATTTTGGTAATGCGATCTATAATGAAGGAACAAGAACAACAAAATACATTGATGAGCCGGTAATTACGTCGTCTCCGTTTACATATGTTGCTGCTGATGGAACAAATTATCCAAACAGCTACATCAATGACGATAACACTGGTACTTTGTATGTCTATACATACATTAACAACCAGCTAACAATTGTTAATAGTGACATTGGTACAGTTAACTACACAACTGGTAAAGTAACGATTAACAATTTGTTAGTATCACAGTATAGCAACTACATCTCGTTGTATGCTAAGCTTGCAATCAAAGACATTCTAATGTCTACAAACAAAATTCTATTCATCGATCTAGATGACGTCACTCTAACTATAGTTGAGCAATTCGATTAATGTCTGATCAAATTGAAAAGAAGATCAGTCTACTAGTACAGAGACAATTCCCGGACTTCATACAAGAAGAGGGTCCGGTTCTTACTCAGTTTGTCAAAGCGTACTATGAGTGGATGGAACAAGAAGGCAACGCTCTGTATTACAACAGACGTATTCTTGAGCTTCGTGATATTGACACAACAGTAACAGATTTCCTCTCGCATTTCCAGAAGAAGTATCTTTATGGGATTCCGTTCAACGTAATCATTAACAAGAGATACTTGCTCAAGCACATACTTGACGTATATCGATCAAAAGGAAGCATTCAGTGCTTTAAGTTGCTGTTCCGTTTGATATATGATGAAGACGTCGACGTATACTTGCCCGGAAGAGATCTTCTGCGGGTCAGCGATGGTATTTGGAAAGTACCTCAGTATCTCGAGGTAAGCTATATCGATAACTTGCAGCAGTATGTCGGTAAGAAAATCTATGGTGCATCTACCAAGACAACCGCAGTCGTTGAAAGCTTTATTCGCCAGCCGGTCAACGGAACTATAGTTAACAAGCTGTATATCTCTAACATCCACCCAAAAGGTGGGACATTCGACCGCGGCGAAAAGATCTACAATTATAATGATCGCAATAGTGCAAATCTTGCATTAATAATTGGTGCATCTCCTATTATTCTTGGTAGTGTCAATAGTGTCGATGTTATTAATAGCGGTGGCGGATTCAAAGTTGGCGATATTCTTCGGGTTGCTCATCGCAGTCTTGCAAATAATGCAGTAATCAGTACCGGCATTGGTGCGTATGTCAAGGTAACTGAGCTAGCTGTTCGTCGAGGTGAACTGTCGTTTGAAATCATCGATGGTGGGACGGGGTATTTGCAGAACAGCCATTGCTTTGTTTATCGCGGGGACGGAGATACAACAGGAAACGGAGGGTCATTCCAGCTAGGTCCACTTTCATATACTACCGATTTAACGTATGATCAATCGTTAATCATCGATGATTATCTAACAACTGTCAATAGTGATGCGACGGTCAACGTTGGCAGCACAATGAGTTTTGTCACTGCTAGCTTTGGTACAATTGCAACGCTTGCGAATACTAAACCCGGATTGGGGTATACGGCAGCTCCTAATATTTTTGTTCGTAGTACACTACTATCATCGAACCTTGCTGGAACAGTATCATACAATAGCGGGTCAAATACTGTTAGTGGTACAAACACAATCTTTGATATCGTATTTGCTGCAAATGACTGCATCTATTTGCAATCAAACGGAACAAATTCGAATACCGGCGAATATCAGATCATCAAGACTGTTGCCAATGCTACCAGCCTTGTTCTTTATGGACCTCCAACAAACAATAGTACTGCAACTGCGATCTATAAAGCAGCTCCAAACATTATATCATCACAATTTGCTCTATACGATCCTCTAATTGCAACAGACGACGGCGATACTCCTGGACTCAATGCTCAGATCAGCGGATTCCCATCAACTGGTAACGATGCAATTGGAAAGCTAGCTGCTATCCAATCCGGCGAAGGATATCGTAATGGCGAATTAGTATACATGTACCTGACAGGTAGTTTGACAGATCTACAAATTGCTCAAGGAGGAAGTGGTTATTCGAATGGAGATCCAATTGTTTTTGCTGGTGGCAGTCCAAATGTTATTGCCTCTGGTTATGTCACAACAAACAACACAGGTGGTGTTACTTCAGCTATCCTCGATCCTGTTGGATCCGGCTACCAGACACTCCCTGAGGTCCGAATTAAGACAGTAAGTGGTTCCGGAGCAATTCTGACTGTTGCTATTCAGGACTATAATCCTTCATCGGAAGTAATAGGTACAATTGTCAAGAAAGGCGTTGGTAAAAAACGTGGGTACTTTGTCACAACGCAAGGATTTCTTAATAGTGACAAGGTTGTTCAGGATAGCTACTTCTGGCAAGATTATTCATATCAGCTGAGAGCTGCTATTACTGTTGATAAGTATCGTAACATTCTATATCAAACATTCCACCCAGCTGGCGCAGAAATGTTTGGTCAGTATCTTTCAACGACAACAGTCAATAATTCGTTTGCTGTACAGTACAGCAACACGACACCTACAATATCATAAGGGAATATAATGGGGCTTCTAAAACCAGGATACAACAAGGCAATTATCGATAGTATCATAGCTGGTATCAATGCAAATACAGCTCAGTACTATGCATTTGCTGGTAATCCAGTCACATATGATGGTGCGGTCCCAGCTGAAACTGCCGATGATCTAACGTCGGCTGCAGCATTTAATCAATCGATTGAATTTGGTAAGAAGCTCGCAAACACCGATTTTGCATATATGATTCGTAATATTGTATGGACAGCGAATACAAATTATGCTCGTTACGACAACACAATCGATATATCGAACTCTGACTATTACGTAATTGCCCCTCCTGCAATCGTTGGTGGCGATTATCTTGTATTTAAATGCATTGATAACAACGGTAACGGCAAGTCAACTGAGATTCCCGATCAGATACAAACGCAATCATTCACCAAATCTGATTCATATACATGGAGATATGTTGCATCTATTAGCGATGCTCATTACAAGAAATTTGCGACTGCAGATCACGTTCCGTTGTATAGTAACAGCTCAGTCATAGCTGATGCAGATCTTAATGCTGGGGTCGAAGTTGTTGTTGTATCAAATGGTGGTATCGGCTATGCATGTCATCATGACGGACAAATACAGAGTATAGTTAATACATCTGTTTTGCAGATTGAACTAGACGCGTCGTCTGACAACGATTTTTATGTTAACAACTCGATCTATATTTACAACAACATTAGCGTTGGTGGGCAGCTGCTGACAATTGCTGATTATGTTGCAAATACAACTGGCCGGTGGGTATATGTTTCTCCTGCTGCAAATACAGATTCAATAACAACTGGTGTCACGAACTATAAAATTACACCTCGATTAGTATTCGATCACGATGGAACAAGTGATCCAAAAGGGTACGTGACAATTAATACTACTAGTAACAGTATACTGTCAGCAGTAATAGTTGATCCAGGAACAGGAATTTCTCGGGTTTCTGTATCTGTTGTTAGCAATACTGTATATGGTAGTGGAGCTAATCTTTACTGTATTGCTCCGCCACCCGGTGGTCATGGTAGCGATGTATTCAGCGAACTTAAAGTATCTGCAATTGGTATTGGATTCCAGTTCAGCGGGACAGAGTCAAATACGATTTCCGGGCTGATTCCTTACAATAAGATTGGTATTATTACCGGTCTCCATGCTCTCAATGCAAATAACACAAAGGGATCTGCATTCTCATCAAATACATTCTCGCAAGTACTACGAGCAACTGTTTCCCCGTCTGCGACATTTACTGTTGGTGAATTAGTCACCGGAAATACTTCTGGTGCAAAAGGATATGTTGCATTTAGTAATAGCACAACGTTGATGCTAACCGGCGACAAGGATTTCTCAAACGGAGAGTATATTACTAGCAGCAACGGATCGTTGTCAACTGCAATAACAATATCGACTCTTGGTGACATATACACAAAGTCTATCAATCCGTTGTATGTGCAGAATACAGACAATATTCAGAGATCAAATACACAGAACGAAGCATTCAAGATTGTCATATCGTTTAATTCTGGAGGATGAAGTGAAACAGACTATTATACTCGATGATCTATTTGACAATGCTATGATCAAAACTATTAATACACATGTTCTCAACGGAACGTGGAAGTTTGTCCCAGATATGTCATACGGCGGCAAGCAGCATTTTGGGTTCAACCAGACATTTAAACATCCATCACTTGGAGTTCTTTCTCCTCTTTATGAACAGATTTGTGTGCCGATTATAAATACCGTAACGCAACATACCGGTATACAGATAAATGACATTGCGTTCACTCGAGCGTTCTTGCAGGTACCGCTTGCTGATAAATACTATGATAATACTAATGGTGTACACATAGATTTGCCAGAACCACACTATGCATGTGTATACTACTGTGATGACAGCGACGGTGAGACTATAGTATACGAACAAACAGCAGGAACAGTTCCTTGCGGGTCAACTAATGTTGATCTCACTGTCCATAAGACAGTGGAACCAAAGAGAGGACGAGTAGTGCTATTTGATGGATTCCGGTATCACTGCAGCTCTCAGCCGCGTAACTCAATGCGGTGCATTATTAATTTTAATCTGATCTAGGACATCGATGCCACAAAAAACAGACTTGAATGTCAGCCCGTACTTTGATGACTTCAGTGAGGAAGACAACTACTATCGCTATCTGTACCGGCCGAAACTTCCGGTACAGGCACGAGAGCTCAATGGTGTTCAGTCATTGCTACAAAACCAGATCGAGAGATTTGGTAACTGGGCATTCAAGAACGGTGATATTGTCTCCGGTTGCGCAATTCAAGATCTTCCGGTAGTGCCATTTGTCCGCCTTGATGATAATCAGGCGAATGCTGCTGTCTATAGTGCGGCGGCGCTTGCAAACACTCAGGTCGTTTGCCTTGCATCAAATCTTCAAGCACGCGTGATCATTTCAAGTGACGGATTGAAGTCAAACTATCCGAACACAAACATCATCTATCTTCAGTATCTCAACACCGGTACAGGCGGCGAGACTGTATTCTCAAATACAAGTCAGCTAACATTCTACAACATCCCAAGAACCGGTAACGATAGTATCGACATCGTTGCTGTTGTAAACACATACGCAAACAGCACTGCTAATACATATACGGTTGGTAACGGTCATTGTATCAGTGTCAGCGATGGAATCGTATTCATCTCCGGTTGCTTTGTCAAAGTAAAGAACCCAACATTCGGTATCGTTAATGCATATAGCGTATATGCTGGTAACAGCGTTGTTGGATTCCAGGCAGTAGAAGACATTGTAACTGAAGATCAAGACTCGACATTAGCAGACAATGCTCTTGGATACGAGAACGAAAATGCACCGGGTGCACATCGTCTACGTATTCTACCGTCGCTTGTTACGCTAGATCCAGCAGATGCAGCAAACACATCTGGGTTCAATCCGATTGTAACCTACAACTACGGTGCTCTAGTAACAAAGAGTGTTGCGGGTGCAAATGTCTATAGCATTGTTGGTGACGCTCTTGCTCAGCGTACATATGAAGAATCTGGCAACTACGTTGTTACTCCGTTTACAGTTGATAGCGTAACGTCACTTCCTGGTAATAGCATTGTTAGTTCAATTGATGCGAATACCGTTCTAGGTAGAATCAATCCCGGACTTGGTTATGCTCAGGGTAAAAGAGTCCAGCTGCTTAAGACCGCATACATCAATATGCGTCGTGGTGTCGACACTCAAGTTAATCGTCAGCAACAGATTACATTCAATTACGGAGGATATGTTCTTCTTAATGAAGTTGCCGGATCATTTGACTTCAATAAGGTCGAGACTGTACAGCTTTATGATACTGCACAGCAAGCTGTAACCAATAGAACATTCTCTGCTACATCACCAACTGGCAACTTGATTGGTAATGCTGCACTTCGTTGTTTCTCATATGTGAGTGGCGCTCCGGGAACGAACACTGCGCAATATGCATTGCACTTGTTTAATATTCAACTTGCAAATGGATACAGTACAAGCAAAATCAAATCAGTATACTATAACGGTACATACAAAGGTATCGGAGACGTTGTTTCTAATGGTACTGTTGGTGCTAGCAGCAAAGATCAGTTGTATTCGTTTGGTGTTAGTGGCCTAAAGAGTCTTCGTGACTCATCAAACAACAACAATACCGAGTATGTCTACCGTACCAAAGTAACCGGTACACTAGCTACAAACGGACAGATCACAGTTACTCTTCCAGCATCTGCAACCGGTGGTGTTGATATTCTTCCATACGGAACCGGTCAATTAACCGATGCAGAGGCCGGAGGATTTAACGTTGCTTATAACGCAAATGCTCAATCATCTGCTCTATCAGGTACGGTAACAGTATATGCAAGTAACAACTATGTGTTGGGATCATCAACAACATTCACATCAGACTTCAATCTTGGTCAGCTAATCAAGGTAGGAAGCGATACACGAATAATTACATCGATTGTCAATAACACCGTTCTCAATGTCCAATCAGCATTCAGTGCAAACGCATCCGGCCAGACGTATTATGGATACTACCCACAAGGTAAGCTTGTCCCGCTGACATATAACGTTGGTTATGGTCGCCAGGGATATGTTAATGTAACGAACACAACATCATTTGTTATTCAAACCCCAGCTCGTCCATCAGCCAGCGTTGGTGTTGATGTGACATTTGACGTTCTTCGTACTCAGGTGTCACCGGCACAGAAGGTAATCAACAAGAATCGATTTGTCAAGATCAACACGAGCAACAATGCTGCTGGGCCAATTGGTCCATGGTGTCTTGGTATAAGCGATATTCATCAGGTTCGTGCTGTATACGGCCATGCAAACTCCTATACAACATCTGGTACTGATATTACCAACCAATTTGTATTTGGTACCGGACAAAAAGACACGCACTATGACTTTGGATATTTGTATCCAAAAGCTTCATACAGCCAGTCTACATATCCATGTCTACTTGTTCAGCTAGATTATTTCACAACAAATACATCTGGCGGGCTTGGATTCTATACAGTTGAATCGTATCCAATCGATGATGCAAACACATCAAATACCAATGCGATTATGACTCGTGATATCCCAACGTATGTTGACGAAGCAGGAATCAAGACTCCTCTTCGTGACTATGTTGACTTCCGTGTTCCGGCTACATCAACTGCAAACAATACCGGCGCAGTTGACATGTCAAACACAGCAGCAGTTAATACTGCTATTGGATATGCAACGTTGAACCCATCGTCAACTGTGACGTTCAATGTTCCAGTTAATGGATTGAACATACCATCATATGGTAAGAACTTCCAGGCTGACTATACAATGTATCTCAGCCGTAAGGACTTGGTATACATTACACCTGACAACGTTCTTAAGGTCAAAGAAGGATTGAGTTCGCAATCACCACAAACTCCGTTGTATCCAGAGAATGCAATGGCGATTGCGGTTATCAATATTCCTCCATATCCTTCATTGTCATCTGATCAGGTCGATCAGTTGAAAGCGGTTAATAACAGATCAAAGAACATCATTCGTGATACTGCCCAGGCGATATCTTCTAACATTGTGACAAACAAGCGTTACACAATGAGAGATATCGGTAAGCTTGATACTCGTACTACAAACCTTGAGCAATTTGTTCAGCTGTCGCTTCTTGAGAAGAAGGCCGCTGATATGACTATTACTGATCAACATGGATTAAATCGATTCAAAAACGGAATCTTTGTTGACCCAATGTCAGACTTCACACAAAGCGACGTCAGCAATCCAGAGTATAGTATTGCAATCGATTTTGATAAAGGAGTAGCACGTCCGCGTATTATTCGTGAAGTGCTCCGTGTCAAGTTTGATAGTTCTGCATCAACTAATGTTGTTCGGACCGGCCGGTTGGTCACTCTGCCATACACAGAAGTAGAGTTCCTAACGCAGCCATTTGCTACAAAGTACCGTTCATCAGCTCACGTTGCGTTTGCATGGAACGGAAAGTGTGTATTGCTTCCTTCATATGATAACCACAGCGACATAAATAATACTGGGTCACTAAACGTGACAATCGATAATAGCACACCATGGAAAGAGTTTGCACAAAGCCCAATGGGATCAATTTGGGGTGACTGGCGTACATCTACCAACGTTGTTTCGACGTCGGTTCTTTCTGGTAATACAGAGATCACCAACCTCAACGTTAACCTTGGATGGCAAGGTGGCCACGATGCATCTGCTATACCAGCTTTGTTGAACTACATGGTCAGTAACTATGGTGAAGCTTCTATTCATGGATTGAACGTAACAACGTTTGGTAACGGTCGTTTGTCTGATAGATTCTATTTCGCGTAAGGAGACTTTTTTTGGCGGTAAATACAACTACGACGGTTACAACAACAACGTCGACTCGTAATGGAATAGGTCTGCAGGTTGATAGCACGACAGACACAGTAACAATCGGTGACTTTGTCACCGATGTTGCTATTCAGCCATATATTGCAAACCGAATAATATCATTCCTTGCATACAACATGAGACCAAATCAGAGAGTTCATATATTCTTTGATAGCGTCCTTGTTGATCAATATTGTGCTCCTGGTGTATTTCCTTCCGGAGCGATCGATACTTCTGATTACACTCAAGTTGCAAAGAATGGCAACTGGGGTGACGCGATCTACACTGATGCAAGCGGGCGAGTTTGTGGTCAGTTTAACATCCCAGAAGCAACATTCAAGACAGGCGATCGCGTTCTCGAAATAACAGACGTTGATAATCTTGCAATGGGTAATGATGCGATGACAACAGTGTCATCAGCAATCTTTACTGCTTCAAACCTTAACGTAACAAAAAAGGCAGTAACACTTACTACTGTTAATCCGGAAATCAGCGTTGTTCCTGTCACCAACACAGTCGTTACAACGAACACTGTTGTTACTGTTCAAAACGTAGCAAACTACAATGTCACTGCATATTGGCAAGAACCTATTGCTCAGCGGTTGACAATCAATACTCCCGGCGAGCAGGCTGGAATATATGCGGCGTCGATTGAGCTGTACTTTAAACAGAAAGCTCAGGTATCAAACAATGGCGTTACTCTGTATCTTTGCGAGATTGAAAATGGCTACCCAGCTGGAACTAAGATTCTTCCATTCTCTACTGTTCATCTTGATTATGCTAATGTTAATGTAAGCGCCGATGCATCTGTATCAACAAAGTTTACATTTGAGGCACCGGTGTTCCTTAATAATAACACCGACTATGCATTTGTAGTTCGTCCTGATAGCAACGATCCGGACTACTGGGTTTATAGTGCTAATCTAGGTGACGTTGATATTGCATCGAACATTCAGGTTTATAGTCAGCCGGTTGTTGGTACTGCATTCTATGGTGCAACTGCAAATGAGTGGACTGCGCTGCAGACTGAGTATATTAAGTTTAAGTTGAATCGTGTAAAATTTAGCAGCACATCCGGTACAGCTGTATTCTATAACAGCAACACGGACTTCCTGACAATCTATAACGTCGGATATAGCAACACAAGCGTTGGTATTCTATCCGGCGACTATGTGTTCCAGGCTACAAACAGCACCCCATCCACATCAAATACCAGCATTGCTGGAGTCGTCAATTATTATGATAGTGTACGTGGTATTCTTTATGTTGCAAACAGTACTGGCAACTTTACTGGTAACAGCTTTGTTCAGGTTCACAGATTTGCAAATGCGTCGTTGGCATCTTCTCCGAACACGACAACAATTATTGCATTTGGTAATACCAGTTCACTTCATAACCCAATTGTTGATGCGGTTGTGCCTCAGTTTGCAACTATTGCGCCGGCCGGCACGACACTGTCGTTTGGATACAAAGGGACCAGCAATGCATATGCCGTTGATAGTAACACAACACCGGTTCAACTTGGATATGAAAGAGAGCTATTCGACCAAGAACGAATCGTAGCATCGAAGTCAAACGAAGTTGCTCATATGAGCAATAACAAGTCGTTTACGATTGTTGCAAACATGACTGCAGATAGTGACTATGTTTCTCCTGCTATTGATACCGTACGTCAGCAGCAGCTTGTTATTCAGAACCAGATCGATCCAATTTCGTTCATATACGAAGAGTTCTATGCATCTGGTAACTCTCAATCGAAGTATGTATCGCAGATCGTTACACTTGCAGACGGACAGGACGCTCAGGATCTTCAAGTAACGCTGACTGCCCATCGCCCTCCTACAACTGATATTCAGGTATGGGTCCGATTCCTCAATAAGGAAGATACACAGCCAATCTCTCAGAAAACATGGACTCCTCTCAAAAACAATGCATATGATTTGTATTGCGATCCATCAAACCCAGCCGATGTTCGCGACTACACATTCACAGTTCCTGAATTCTTCTCAATGATTCCGACTACCGGAACAACAACATCGACGAACGCAAGTGCTGTTATAACCGGAAGCGGTACTTTATTTGGTACGGAAGTCCGTGTTGGTCATTACATCAACATGTTCCCTAATACAACATTTAGTGATACGTCAAGACAAATTATTGCAATTGCAAATACAACTCAGCTGACTCTCGAAGCACCTTTCACTGGCAACTATACTGGCCAGCCATATTATATTGTTCCTCCGGTAACAACGGCCTGGGCGTCTATTAATACTGTTACTCAGTTGTCTGGTAACGTAACAACATCAACAACAAATAACAGTATTACTGGTAGCGGCACATTGTTCGGAACAGAGTTGCAGGCAGGAAGTATCATTAGTGTTAATGGTGATCAACAGGTTGTCGTTTCAATTGCAAACAACACGTATTTGACTGTTGGTACTCCATGGAGCTCTTCTGTCAGCGGAGCCAATGCATACCATGTAACTCCGGCTGGATTGACATACATAAATAAACCAAACAGCCTATATAATACATTCAAACAGTTCCAAGTGAAGATTGTTTTGCAATCAAACGATACATCCAAGGTGCCAATCATCGACGATCTTCGTTGTTTGGCAATGCAGCTATAAGGAAACGAATATGTGTGGTATTCTATCATCTCTTATTCTAATGTGGAGCGGAATGTCATGTACCGCTCCCGGGAAATATCATCCACCTCGTAAGCCAAGTGCACATCAACTAAGAGTCGTTGATAATCCAGGTTGTACATGGTACTATACCGATGAGAAGGGAAGAACTCATTGCGCCAAGAGTCATAAATTCTGGAGAGTGTATAATCCGGAATGAATAACTATATCAAGACTGATAGAGAAGGGCTGGTTCGTGATCCGAAGAGCGGGGCAATCCTCAATACAAACAAAGATCAGTTAGAAAGCTATCGTAAACAAAAGTTGGCATTCAGTCAACAGGAACAATTTCGTCAGTCAGTAGAAGTTCGTATTGGCAAGATTGAGAATACACTAACAGATATCACACAGTCGCTGAATAAGCTCGCTGAATTACTAGGATCAAAAAAATAAATGCCTATTAGCGTTGCGAACGTTGGATTAACAAATACAAAAGACTATCAGCGGCAGAGAATCAACGATCTCGCATACGCAATGTCAACGCGCGTCGTCTCTACCGACAGCAATACTGCAACCGGTAATGCGGCAATCAGTGGGACGTTTTCTTGCGATGTTTTGGTTGCTAATGCAATATCGATTGGTGGTGGAAACGGATCGATCAACACAACGTCGATTGCGGTTAGCAATCTAACTGCAAACACGTTATTTGCTACAAGTGCAAACTTAACATCGATATTTGCAAACAGCATCAGCGCAAACTTTATTTCTGGCAACCAAGTCTCCGGTAATACTCTTTCGTTTACATCTGCAAACCTGACATCTGCCAAGATTGGTACATTGGTTGTCGGCAACAGCACTGTTAACGTATCAATTGCAGCTGCAAATAGTACTCTGCAGGCTAATGGTCAGTATTACCTTAATGCAAACGGAAACTGGGCACTTGTCCAGCAGTCATCAAACGTTGCAACGCGTGTTTATGCAAAATGGACTGCAAATGCGAGCCAAAATTCGTTTAGCTATGCAAATGGAATTGACAGTTCATTACTAGATCTCTATTACAATGGTGTTCATCTTTCGAATGCAGATTACACTGTTACCAATAGCACATCATTCCAGCTAACAACTAACGCAACCAACGGTGCGATTGTCGAGATGGTGTCATATGCAAATGTCCAATTAGCGACATTTAGCATTACTGCTGTTGGGTCAAATACCCAAATAATGTTTAATGATTCTGGCAATGCAAATGGATATAACGGGCTTGCATACGATAAAACATCAAATACGCTATCTATTGGTTCGATTGGTCACCAATCGATTGTAACAAGTACATTTGGATTGTCGCCGGTTGCTATCGATACAATCGCACTATCAACATATCGTTGCGCCGAGTACGTTGTTTCGATCAAAGACAATGCAGCTAATAACTATCAGGTAAGCAAGCTGCTAATGATTCATAATGGTGGAACCGCAACTGTTACTGAATATGGAATGATCTCTACTGCTGGTACTTCATTAGGGTCATTTGACAGCACAGCGAATGCAACGGTTGCATCATTGTTGTTCACGCCAACATCAACGTCAACAAACATAACAATCAACAAAGTAGCGGTTGCAGTATAAAAAATAGCGTACGATGTATAGCTAAATATACTGTATATAGATAATCAGTATACAAATAAATAACAAACAGAGGATATTTGATCAAATGGCGTTTCAGTTCTCAACAACATATAGAAATGCAATCCTTGACCAACTTGAAACAACTATCGGTACATCTGCTATTTTAACTCTACGGACCGGCGCAGCTCCAGCTGATTGCGCAACAGCAAACTCCGGATCGTTGATCGCGCAGATTAATTTGCCGTCAGATTGGATGGCGGCCGCCTCAGCTGGGTCAAAGGCTAAATCTGGCACTTGGGCCAATACTTCTGTCGGTGGTACTGGCACCATCGCGCATTTTCGTATTCACGATTCGCTTGGTACGGCATGTCACCTGCAAGGTACGTGCAGCAATACAGGCGGTGGTGCTGATATGGAATTGGACAATACAGTCGTTAATGCTGGCCAGTCTATTACAATTACGACATTTACCTTAACTGCCCCTGGCGCGTAATATAATGTTGAAATTTACACATGCGGATAGATTAGAACGATGGCTTGGTAAAGAGCAAGTTGATCTTTATTCGAATATGATGAAAGATTGGTATGGTCCTCCTATACCATTGGCCGGTGTTCCTGGTAGCGTTTATGTAACAAAGGGTGGGGATTTCGTTGGCCCAATTAGAGGCGGTGGATTTGCAAATCTTATCGATTTTGCAGAACAGCGCCAACGAAGAATTCTACGTAACTGGTTTGATAAAAATCGCAATCAGCTGAATGCAGGATTTGCTTCTCTTTCGGATTTAATTTCAGAAGCAACTGCTGGCGGCAAAGCCCAAGTGCTAGTCTACAACAAAGCTGCAACTACAGCGACGACTGTTGGTAACGCTTTTTCTTGTTTTAACGTCGGTAACTTACCGGCCGCTTCTGGTATTGGTGGTACTTCTGGTACCGGACGAGCGTGCACGAGAACAACAACTGGTGCATTAATTCAGGCAAATGCTACTGCTGGCGATACATTACATTTAACAACATGGACTGGATTAGCTTCTGCTATTTCATCTCTTATGTTAGCAGACAGATTATGGGATATGACATATAACCATGCAACTGCAACAACAACTGCCGTAGATGGTGTAAACAGACCTACAAGATATCAAACTGCTGTTTTAGCTCCTGGCAATTTTATTTCAGGCGAAATTACAACTGCTCTTTCTGCAACTGCTCATAACTTGACAGTCACTTATGTTGACCAAGACGGTAATACCGCTGAAGCTGCAGCTGCATATGCTGCTCCTGTTTCTGCCGTTGTCGGCCGTTCTCCGACTGTTGCAGGTCAATGGTTTGTCCCTCTGAACTCTCCTGATACTGGTGCAAGGTATATAACAAACATTGCTCAGTCAACAATTACTTCTGTTACAGGTGTAACTTCGTGGTTCATTGCTCACCCTCTTGCATTGATGCCAAATCCAGTTGCAAACGTTCCATTTGTGTTAGATGGTATTAACTCTGCATTTAACTTACAGAGAATTTATGATGACGCTTGCCTTTTCTTTTACACTCCAATGATTGCCACAGCAGGCTCAATTACATATACGGGAACCATTCAAGTAGTAAGTGGATAAACTAAATGCTTCTCAATATTGATTTCTTAACGAGAAGCAGATTTTTATGGGCTACTACCCTTAGTAGTAGTACTCAAGACGAAAGATTACGTCTTGAGAATGGTCTTGCCGATGTTAACAAATCAATCGGTACATTTACCAGAACTACTAGCGGCGCGGTTGCAGTCACTAGTTCTGTCAACAAAACAGTATCAAATTTTACTAAAACTATCAGTGGCACTGTCGCCGCCACTGGCACAGTTAATAATACACTATCAACGCTAACAAAGACTGCTAGTGGTACTGTTGCCATATCTGGCACCACAAATAAGACAATTGCAGCAATAACAAAGACTGCTAGTGGTACTGTTGCTATATCCGGTACCACAAATAAGACAATTGCAGCAATAACAAAGACTGCTAGTGGTACTGTTGCAATTACCGGATCTACAAGCAATACGTTATCAACGCTAACAAAGACTGCTAGTGGAACAGTTGCAATTGCCGGATCCGTTGTTAAGACTATTAATACACTTGGCAAGACATTAGTTGCAACTGTTAGCAATTCAGGTGCAAATGCGGTTGTCAACAAAACAATTGGATTGTTAACAAAGACAGTCAACGGTGTAG